GGCCAGCACCACAGCAGGATGGGCACTCGATCATCGGTATCTGGCGGCGCACAAAGGCGGGGCCACTGCTCTTTTTCATCATTTTTAAACCTCGCCCTTAACAAATTGTGGTTCTGGCTCGCACGCCCCGCCGTTCAAGGCGTCTACGATGTTTTGCGAATCTTCATATCTAACGCCTGTCTGAACGTGAATCGCCTTGAAGCCCCGTTCATCTAACCAGTTGTGCCACTTCTCCAATGCCAATCGGCGCTGCTCTTTGGCCTGGGTGTTGATGTAGGTGGAGGCGATCTTGCCCAGCGAGTGGTTGAGCAGCATCTCGCCGATATGGCCGTCGACGCCGAGGTCAGTCCAGGCAGTACGGGCCACCTTGCGTAGGTCGTGGCTGGTCCAAGCGCCCTGCCCTAGCCGCGTGAATACCGCGCTCGCCTGGTTATCGCTGAGTGCCTTGCCACGGCGTGACGGGAATAGGAGCGGCCCTTCGTAGCCCTGGGCGTTTTGCCGGGTGCGGTATAGCTGTAGGAGCGAACACACCTGATCGGTCAGCGGCACCCGCAGCTCGGTTTTGGTCTTGGTGTGCTCTGCCGGGATGAACCACTCACGCTCTGGCAGCGCGATATCGGCCCAGCGGGACTGACGGGTCTCACCGATCCGGGTGCCGTGGCACAGCATCATCAGGGCCAGCATCGCGTCACATGGTGAGCTGTCGAAACTGTCGGCCAGCAACGTCACCAGATCGGGTAGTTGGACATCGCGCAGGCGGGCGGGCTTGGGCTGGATGCGCGCCGTGGTGAACTGACTGAATTTGAGTTCTGCCACGGGATTGACGGGGATCAGGTCAAGCTTTCGCGCCTGACGGAAGGCCATGGCGACAAGGCGGAACAGTTGCTGAACGTACGACAGCGACAGCTCCGCCTGGGCCGGCCACATCAGCAGCTTGTCCAAGGTCTGGGCGTTGACGTCGCTGATTAGCAAATCATCCAGGCGTGGCTTGAGCTGGCAGCTGATCGCGGACTTGATCGCGGCTCGGCGTTTTTCGGACAGCGCACGGGACCTGGCCATCCGATTACCAAACCAGTCGAGCAGCTCGCCCACGGTCACCCAGCCCGAGACGCTGGCCGCGCCGGCGGCAGCAACCCGAAGGCGCACCGCCGGCAGCGCCGCGATCACCTGCTTGGTGTTCAGATCAGGAAAGGCGCCGATGCGGTGCCATTTTCGCTTGTGGAGCAGGTACCAGGAGCCACGCGTTCGGTTTTTGGCGAAGCGGAAGTGGAGAGCCGGGTGACTAGCGTCCCGCAGGTCACGCACATGCTCAAGCTTGGCATTGCGGGCAATCTCGGCATCCGACAGCTTCACCGTCAGGGTTTTTATTTGAGTGTTCAAGCATTGACCTCCTTGGGGGTCTGGAGATCTACGACCTCGAAAGTGTTGGGCCACATCCAGGCGCCATACCGCTTGGCCATGGCCTCATCGGCAAACAGAGCCAAAGCATGGTCGGGCGTGCTGCCCAGGTCGTATTTGAAAGAGCAGCAGTGCACCGCATAGCGGTACAGAGTGGCGTCTGGGACGGCAAAGTGTCTGAATGGCATCAGGAGGTTTCCTTGTTTCTGTAGCGATCGGCCATGCTGGTGACCTTTGCCGCCTTGGGTGGCTCTACCCAACCCGCCGCAAGCTGTTCGAAGCGGCTGTACTGACCCAGGAAGGCGGCGCGGACGGTACCGCCGGCGATATCTCGGCCTTTGCCAATGATGATTTCGGCAATGCCCTTCGCTTCGGAGTGTTCGTGGTAGACCTCGTCGCGATACACGAAAAGGATGATGTCGGCATCTTGCTCAATGGCGCCGGATTCGCGCAGGTCTGAACACATGGGGCGTTTGTTAGGGCGCTTTTCGCACTCCCGCGAGAGCTGGCTGAGCAAGATCACCGGAATGCCCAGCTCACGCGCCATCAGCTTCGCAGTGCGGGTCATGTGGCTGACTTCCTGCTCTCGGCTGAAGGTGCGCGAATCGGAGTCGACCAACTGCAGGTAATCGATCACCATCAAATCCAGGCCGTACCGGCGCTTGTGCCGGCGCGCAGCAGCACGCATTCGATTCATCGACATCGACGCGCGGTCCGACAGGTACAGACTGGAATGCTTGAGTTTCCCGGCGGCGCTCATCAACTCGGCGCCGTGGCTGTGCGGAGCCTTGCCGTTCTTGATCAGTTGCAGCGGAATGCGCCCTTCGGACGCCATAAAGCGGTCCATCAGGCCGGTGTTATCCATTTCGAGGCTGAACGCCATCACGCTCTTGCCCTCACGAATAGCGGCATTCGACGCGATGTTCATGGCCAGGGTTGTTTTGCCCATGGCCGGACGGCCGGCGATGATGATCAGTTGACCAGGCTTCAGCCCTTGCAGCTTCTCGTCTAGATCGGGAATGCCGGTGGATAGGCCATCAATTTCGTCACCACGATCAGCTCGGGCCTGAAGCACCTCAATGTAGTCATCCAGAATGTCCTCAGCCTTGATCACCTCGGACGTGGCCGACTGGCTGTCGACCGCCTGAGCTTCCGCCTGCACTGCTGCAACCTTGTCGACCGTGGGCTGGTCGCCGTAAGCAATATCGTTGATCCGCACGCTCAATGCGATCAGTGATCTATCCAGGCTTCGCTCGCGAACGGTTCCGGCGTATGAGGCAGCGTTCGCAACGCTTGGGGTGTTACGAGCGATTTCTGCGGCGTAAGCGAAGGCGGGAGAACCGCAAGGCAAGTCGCCGATGCGCGCGCCGATAGTCACGATGTCCACCGGCTGGCCGGCGCCGTGTAGATCCAGAATGCCGCGATAGATTGCGGCGTTGTCTTCGTAGTAGAAATCTTCGACGGCCAGGTCAGCGCTGAGCAAGTCGATCAGCTCGGGGCGCAGGAACATTGCCCCCAACACACCGTGTTCGGCTTCGAGACTGTAGGGGTCACGCATTGTAATTCCCCTCCACAACCTTGACGAAACTGGACGGCGCGATCAAGAAATCGAACGTGGCGCGGAATGGAGTGGAGCCAGGCTTTCCGGTCGCGCGGCCCATCAAGAAGTCCGACTGGGCAACGATGCCGAAGTATTCAACCCAGAAATCCAGGCACTGGTGAACCTCACTTTGGTTCCAGCGGGCACGGAGTTGTTTTTTGCGGGTGTCGGATACGAGAACAACCGCGGGCAGCGATGGAGTGAGCAGCTTGTTGAACAAATCGACGATGTCCTGAACTGGGCAAGACGGCGATCGCGGAACGCGGTTGCCATCCTGTGACGGTTCACTTGATGGTTCTATTACGGTTCTGGGTGCAGCTGCTGCGGGGGTTTTTGTCGTGAGCTGCGGGGGTGGTGGTGCATCTACTGCGGGGTGCATTTCTTGCGGGGGTGCATATGCTGCCGGGGTAAGGGTGTACATAGTTGAGCGCCCCATCCGTTCACGGACGGACAAGATGCTGGCTTGCCCTAACCACTTTATCGCGCCCTGAACGGTTCTTTCGGCAAGGCAAGTGCGCTCGGCAATACGCGCGACGGATGGCCAGCAGACCCCCTCGTCGTTTGCATTGTCAGCAAGCGATATCAGAACAGCCTTCTGCGGGCCACTCATGCCTTGCAGCGGCCAGCACAGGCTCATGATGATGGTGCTCATGCGGAAACATCCTGGGCAGGTACCAGAGATGCCTTCAAGCAATCGAGGCATTCCCGGCGGAATTGAGACTTGGATTCGTGCGAGTACTGGACGCCAACCAGGAGGGCTGCATCCATCGCGACGGATTGAATTGCGGAACGGTGTCGAGACACCTTCTCAGGTGCAGTGGTAAGTGTCGCGACATCGCCTGAACTATTGACTGCGGGGGTGTTATTGATCATTATTCACCTCGAGATAACGCTGTACTAAGCCGCCCTGCCAGGCGGTTTTTTTATGTCTGCGATTTTGGTACTGGATGAATTAACAGCTAATCCAGAACACTGATGTCGCATCGTTTTCAGACGGATAATTGGTCTGTAGTCAGGCGGCCCCGAGCAATACCTTGTGAGCAAGCGGTACGAGGTCGGGTCTTAGCCCGGCGATGGTTATCTCGCCCGCTGAAGCATCCTGAAGGCGCTCAGCAAGGTCAGCAGAAGCTTGCCGGTGTCCGCCTGCTAACTGCCGGAGATGGCCAACAGTAGTCCCCGCCTTCTTTGCGGTTAACTCACGCTCCTCGGCGGTCTTGCGGGCGAGCCATCCACGCAGGTGGTCATTCATAGGTGCCTCTCCGTTTAATATGGAGAGGAATTTAGCTTAGGGCTATATTTTCAGCAAGGATAATTTAGCTGTGGGCATATTTAGCAATGCGCTAAATGGTGGCAACCTTTCGTGCATGGACATCTACGAAATCAGAAAGCGAAATCTGCGAACCCTGATCGGAAAGCAGAAGAAAGCATCGTGTGCGGCACGATGGGAAATGAGCCCTGCTCACTTGAGCCAAGTTCTTTCAGATAAGACGCCCAAGAATCTCGGCGATGAGGTTGCGCGACGCATAGAGCGCCTAGAAGGCTTGAAATCCGGCTGGTTCGACTCGCTGCAAGCTGACGCCCACGGGCAAAAGCAGAGCGAAAACTCTGATCATTCAGAATTGAACGAGATGCGCCTATGGGACGAAGGCACACCGGTAGACACTGACGAGATAGCAGTGCCGTATTTGCGCGAGGTGGAGCTTGCCGCGGGCTCAGGACGCTTTGTAATAGAGGAAGGCGAGAAGTCCAGCCTCCGATTTGACAAGCGCAGCCTGCGGCAAAATGGTGTGCAATTCGACAAGGCCAGATGCGTCACTGTCCGCGGGAACAGCATGCTCCCAGTGTTGAGGGATGGCGCAATTGTGGGTGTAAATATTGCCAGCACCGGCCTGGCAGACGTTGTCGATGGTGATCTTTATGCAATAAATCACAACGGCCAATTGCGCGTAAAACAGCTTTACCGGCTGCCTACAGGCATGCGCATGCGCAGCTTTAACCGGGATGAACATCCCGATGAGGACTACACGTACCAGCAACTGCAGGACGAGCAGATAAGCATCCTCGGCCATGTCTTTTGGTGGGGAATGTACGCCAGATAGTTTGCCCAGCTAAACAAACGAGCCCGCCTTGAGCGGGCTTTTTTGCAGACAGCTAAATTTATTTAGCTTTGAGCTATTGACGATTATTTAGCTTGAGGCTAAATTTGCCCCATCGCCGGATAACAACCGGCCAGATGGAAGGCAGCGATGAACCGGCCTCAACGGTTCAGAGGGTTGGCAACTGACCCGGGTGTGCAGCGTAAAACACCAAGACGAGTTATCCAGCGGGAGAACAAGCCGAAAGGCCCGCGGCTGGAGAGACAATTTGATGGTGCCGGCGGCAGCGCCAGTAGCGGGAAGCCGGCAAGCGACACCAGAAGCTTTCACGTCAGCGCCTGTATCGGGCGCTTTCGGAAACCAACCGGGAGTCAAAGCGATGGACGAAATCATCAGCGGCGCATGGAAGGGTCACCTCGGACGTGGCCTTGCGCCAAAAGAATTGCAGTACCTACTCGGCGCCGCCCAGGGCATGACGGCCAAAGAGATTGCCCGTCAGTTCGACGTGGCGGCCTGCACCGTAGCCAAGCGACTTTCCTGCGCGATGTTCAAGCTTGGCGTGACCCGCCAGACCGCGATGATCGCCGAGGCGATGCGCCGCCAGATCATCTCACCGATGTGCTTTGTTCTGGCGGCGCTGATCAGCATGCACGCAATGATCGGTGACGAGTCGATGCGTCGTGACCGCCGGGTGCCGGAACGCAGAACAGCGCAAGTCAGGATGGTGCGCCGCGCCGAACAGCCGGTGCTACTGGCCTAATCCATAAGGTGGCCACTGCCTGCCCAGTGAGCGAACAACGGAGGATTTTCACCCATGCACGAATAAACCCAGGCGCTCAACCGCCACCCCGCGTGACATAGGGAGGTCTATGTAACGCAACGAAAGCCCGGCTCAGGTCGGGCTTTTTTACACGCTCCTTTATCCGTCAGCACCCTCCCCTGTGCCCACCGGCATACCCAGGCGGTCAGGCTGCTGACGAATAAACGCAACCCACTGAGGTATTCGCCATGCACGCATCAATTCAACAGCGCGTAGACGGGGTTGCGGCCCTTCGTGTGCGTTCCCGTATTGCCACCGCCGAGTTCTACGCCTTGATCGGCAGGGAGCAGCCAGTGCAACAGATTCGCTTCCAGATAAAGAACGTCGGCAACGCGTATCACATCGTTGAGCTCTCCACCGGCAAGGTGAAGGGCTTTCGCTGGACCTGGAAGGAAGCCAGCAATCTGGCCCAAGTCTTGGAGTCGCGTGCAGACGGCGTCAAGGTGACGCTCTCAGGCGGTGCGCAATGATCGGCGAGCCAATGATCAACCCACGGGATTCGATCATCGACAACCTGAACCAGCAGCTGGAAGCTTTCTTCGGTGCTGGCAAGACGGCTCAGGTCATCCCGAACGGCGTCGGTGTCGACGGGCCTTTCAACGGCACCACCGCCCACCACGAACGCCTCCGGAAAGAACGCGACAAGTTGGCACCAGCAGTGCGCGCCGAAGCCGCCAAGGGCGTGGTCGCCAGCGTGGCAGCAAAGAACCTGGGCATGCACATCAAGCGCGTGACGCTAATCGCCCAGGAGAACGGCTTTAAATTTGCCGACACCCCATGAAGCGCATCAGCAACCAGGTGCGACAGCGCCGGCGGCAGGCATGGCTTGATTTGCCAGCACATGAAATCGAAGAGGTAGGCCATGGCCGAGGAAGAGCTGACGGCGGAAGCCAAGAAGCAGCGCCGCAAGCGCGAGAAGGCGAACGAAAAGAATGCTGCATTGGGCGTCGAGAAGTTTACGGTTGAGGTCGCCGGCGTGTTCAAGGCCGACCTCAAGCGCCTGATGAAGCAGCACGGTTTCAACAACCAGCAGGAAGTGTTCCAGAACCTGTTGCGCAACGTTATCGCGGCCGACTTCGAAATGGCGGCGCAGATGCTCAAATGTGTCACGACACCTTTTGTTGTTACTGAAAAGGTGTCGCAGATCATCAGGGCGGCGGGCATAAGGTCGCTCGCCCAGGACCCTCCAGAGCTTGGCGACGAGGTCGTCCGGCCGGTTAGTCCTTGAGGGATACGTGACCGCTGCCGGCTCTTGCGATATCGATCAACTGGTTATGCGTGAGGGCGCTTGCGCCAGAAAATGTCAGGTGACCACCATTTCTTTTTGCGCAAACCGCAAGATCTACAAGCTGGTTATATGTCCTAAGCCCTTTCGAAATTTCAATAGCTGCGCCAGCGCTAAGGATTTCTTCCAACTGGTGTTGTGTCATCTGATTGAAGCTCATTCGAATCTCCTTGATCCGGCTCCATGCCGGTCACCCGTAATACCCCATATCAACGAATCGCGCCAGTTGGTATCTATTTGCCGTAAAACTTGAAGGTGAGGTCTCCATAGCCCCAGACCAAAGTGCCAAAAATCACCAACCAAAAAACCAAGCGATCTGGGTATCTGAGCTTCGGAAGATATTTTCTACGTTTAGCGTCCAAACCTTCGTCGCTAAAGGTGCCCGGCGTTATTGAAAGCCTGGCTCTGATTAATTCGGCTTCCGCCAAAAGAGCAAAGACAGTGGTAACCGCTCCACTTCTACTGAACCAGTCACCGGCATCAATTCCAGCGAGGGGCGGGTACGGAAGAATCAATGAAAAAATCGGCACAAGAATCGACAGCGCGATCAAAGCCCATGCAATGCATACGCTGCGCCCTAAGCCTTTATCAACTGGTTCTTCGACTGACATCTCTTATACCCAAATTAAAAAATCGAATATATCGGCGAGGAGCCATCATGGCCATCACTTACGGAAGCGTGTGCAGCGGCATTGAAGCTGCGACACAGGCCTGGCACCCGCTGGGCATGCGCGCTGCCTGGTTCGCCGAGATAGAGCCGTTCCCCTCGGCTGTGCTGGCTCACCACTACCCCAACGTGCCGAACCACGGCGACATGACCAAGCTGGCTGCCCTGGTGCTGGCCGGCAAGATCCCGGCGCCGGACGTGCTGGTCGGCGGCACCCCATGCCAGGCCTTCTCGGTCGCCGGCATGCGGGAAGGCCTCACCGACCCGCGCGGTGCCCTCACCATCAAATACGTGGAGCTTGCAGATGCAGTTGACTATGTTCGAGCCATCAACGGCAAACCCGCCAGCGTCATCGTCTGGGAGAACGTCCCCGGCGTCCTCAGCGACAAAGGGAACGCCTTCGGATGCTTTCTTGGCGCGCTTGCTGGGGAAGACTGCGAGCTGCAGCCTCCAGGGAAGAAATGGCAGGACGCTGGTTGTGTGTATGGACCCAAAAGAACAATCGCGTGGCGGGTCCTGGACGCCCAATATTTCGGCCTGGCCCAACGACGCCGTCGTGTGTTCGTTGTCGCAAGTGCTCGAGACGGGTTCGATCCCACCGAGGTACTTTTTGAGCGAGAAGGCGTGCGCCGGGATACTGCGCCGCGCCGAGGCGAGGGGCAAGACGTTACCGGAACAGCTCCTTTCGGCCCTGCACTCCAGTGTGGATGTGGATCTGTCTTCGCTGAATCCTTAGGTCGGTACGGCTGCCCAAACTGCGAAGGCGATGAAGGCCCGGCGGTCGATATGTTTGGGGGCATTCCGGCGTTCGGCGGCCATAGCCTGCGCGGCTCGATCGAGCGTGCCGCCACGCTCACAGCCAAGGACAGCAGGCTGGACATTGAAAGCGAGACGTTCTGCGTACAAGTGGCACCAACGATGCGAGCCGGAGGTAACTCCACTGGAGGCGACAGGCCGCCAGGCACAGATGTTGATACGGCCGACAGCCTAGTTGTGACGGGGATGCTCGGGGGATCCCCATCCGTGCGCCGCCTTACTCCCGTCGAGTGCGAACGCCTCCAGGGCATGGCCGACAACTACACCCTGATCCCATGGCGCAGCAAGCCTGCCAGCGAGTGCCCTGACGGCCCCCGCTACAAGGCAATCGGCAACAGCAAGGCCGTTACCGTGGTGCGCTGGATCGGCCGGCGACTTCTGCAGCAGCTCAAAACCAGCCCGTACGGATGATCTCAGTGATCAGACGAATGATGGCGGCGATCAGGTTTACCCACTCGGTCAGTCGTTTCATGCGGTAGAGCTCCGGCTTGATTGATAGCCGGACCTTGCCATTGCAACCTGAGATATCCGCGCAATATAGGGAAATTTGCCTCTCCGACTTATCCACTCCACCGCCCGGGCATGGCCCGGCAAGGACTACCCATGCCTACAGAAAACAAACCGACCGCGCCGCTGCAGGTTGAGCGCTCGACAGTAACGAAACTTGTGATCACCGGCGCGCCACGGCTCGATGCAATAACCGTGTTCCTTGAGGACTTCGGCCGTCGCGACTGCCCGATTGAGTCG